GCATCCTTAATATTTATAGTATCACCAATCATTCTATATTGAGATAAGTAAGTACTTAGGTTTTGTTTTAAAGCTGAAGAGGCTGTTATTAATTGATTGTCTGAATTAAGAGATAAAACATATAAATCTAGTACAGCATTTGATTCACCAGTAGAAATAGTATTTACTTTAGTGGGTTCAATATATGCTTTAGATATTGTTCCATATTTAGAAGGTAAGGATAAAGATCTAACTAAATAATCATCTTGAGTTACATTACGTAATTGAGATGAAAAATTAGCTAAAGAATTTTGTCTTATTTCCTCTATTGTATCCCCATCACCTCCACCATCGGCTGCTTCAGGGTTAGTTACTGCTAATGAATTAAATATTGTATTAGCAGTAGTTTCATTTAAATTATTATTTATAAAAGTTACATTCCCTGATATGTTTGTTAAATCATTTGCAGAAACATTAGATTCAACTCCACCACCTGTTAGGTATCTAACTGTTAAAGTAGTATTTGAAGGGGCAATACCGTATGTTTTGGTTAATAAAAAGTTATTAGGGGCAAAAGCGGTATTTAATTTAGTTTTTTCAAATGGTAATCCAACACCAATGTTATTGGGGTTAGGAATTATTTCTTCATCATTATCTCCTGCAGTACCTGCTCCAAATTGGATTTGTAATGAACCTGAATTGGTAAAACGAGTTGTAAATCTACGTTGTGCTTTTTCTAATTTTAATAAATAAGGAACATCTTCTGATGTACTAACTGAATTAGGGTTGGTATTTTTTATACTGTTGAAAATAGTTTCTTGTCCTAAATTATCTACTTCATACCATTCATTACCATCACTATCAATAATATCCAATATGTTAACTATATTTTCAGTGTTAATACTAACTGTAGAATATGGTTCAGGGGTACTAAATGAAAAAGCAGTAGTATTGATGTTTGATGAAATAGCTTTTCTTGTTTTTCTTAACAAGAAATAAGTAGGATTACCTCCACTATCTACACTAAAAACAGATACTTCTGTTGGATCTAATGAACTAGAATATGAAAAATCTACTGCCTCTTCTATTAAAAAACTAACACTAGATACATTAGTAGATGTTATAGTGGCATTTTCAGCAATATATAAAGCATAATCAAAATCAGGTACATAAGTAGAATCTGATAATTTGGATGGAACTTGTTGATATAAGTCAATATTGGTAGTAGCAACTTGGGTTACATTTGGTTTATAACCAAACATATAAGCTAAATCATATAAATTATTAGATTGACGAGCAAACTGTAAGAAATTTTCTTGAATTTGGTTGTCTAAATAAAATGATAATACATCTCCAACATAAGCAGACATTTCCATAAACATCATACCTGGAGAGGAAGGTGTGAAATCATTATATGTTGTGGGGAAATATGTTTTAGCATAATCAATTAAAGATTGCCTTAATTGAGAAAAATCTTTATTGATATACTTAATATCTCGTTTTTTTATTGTATTAGCCATTAGTTAAATTGTAATTGTAATTCGTCTTCAATTCCTGTATTCACAACATTGTATTTTAATTCTACTATTAAAGTATTAGTATTGGGTTTTGAATATAATTCAAGAGAAACAACTTTCATATTAGGAAAATTATCACTTAATTGGGTTTGAATAAGATCTTCTAATCCATCTAAATTTTCTGTAGACAGTTGTTCAAAAATAAAAGCTCGTAAATTACCACCAAAAGTAGGATTTAAATAACGTTCTCCTGTATTTGTTAGGAAAAAATTAATTAAATTGGTTTTAATAGCATCTTTAGTTATATATGAGGATCTAAAAACTCCAGGAGCATTAAAAGGCAATTCCACACCAACAGCTGTGGATGGTTTTCTATCTATAGGGAATATTTTTTTTGCTCCAAATGCCATTACTTATTCATCATAGACATAATTTGATCTAAACCTACTTGTCCTTCTGGTAGTTTACCATTTATAGTATCTACTGGGGTTGATGGATTTAAGTTACCAGCATAAGCTGTAGAGGCATGATTATTAGTGGCTGTTTCTCCTATAATACTTGCAAACATATTTCTACGTTCTTCAGAGGTAAGTTGTTTTGGATTTTCAATGTGTGGTTGTGCGTAAGTATCTTTTGCTTCACTTACTGTTCCATAACCTCCTACTCCAGAAGGATTACCTTTAGGAGCTTTAATTGCCTCCAAAAGGATCTCTTTTAACTCCTCTTGAATTGCTTCTTTAACAGATTCTTTAATGAGTTTTTTAAATTCTGATGGTTTCATTATTTATAAATATTAATTTTAGTAAGCTTTTAAATTATCTCTATCAATTATTAGTTTTAATTCATTTATTAATGTTTGATTATCTGTTGAAAATGATAATTCAGTTTGAATTAAAGTAATGCCTTGAGAATTTCTACCTAATGCTCGTCTTCGTGTAACAGTGGGTGTGTAAGGTACCTCCTCAATATCAATTATAAAACCATTATATGTTATTTGGTTTTGAGTTTGTTGGGCTTTTTGTTGTGTGTCTGATATTTGAGATATTTCTGAGGAAATAGGGGTAAGTAAATTATCTTGGCTACATTTGTCGATAAAATTATCTATTTGCTTTAACAAAGTAATTACTTTTAAAACATATATTCCAATAATTGATATAACTAATGCTGAGCTATTTATAGTGCTTTGTATTTTAGATAATCGGGAATTACCTTCTTGGTCAAAAGTTATTTTTCTTATAATTGTTTGGGCATCATTTAAAGCCGCAGGTACAGCTCCAGGAACAGTTGGTGGGGGTAAAACCTTTAAAGCAGCAGATGCTATTATACTAGCGGTATCAATAGTTGTTAAAACACCTAAAGTAATATTTAAAAAATCAGAAACACCTGTTATAGATTCACCTAATTGATTTACTTTAACACCTATACTATTTAAAGATTGGACTATATTATTTCGTTGTTCTACTAATTCTTTTAAAACACCCTCACTAGGACATACCTCAGAATCAGGAATATATTTTTGAATAAGACCTTGTAAAGATGGTTGGATAATTTGAGGAATCTGTGTTCCTAAATTAAATATTAATAAAGGTAGTTTTGAAGAACCTTTTGGTTTTACATCTTCAGGAGTAGCATCTTGTATTAGATTAGCTTCTACATTTTTTTGGCTTGATTGAGCAAATTGTTTTTCAGCAAATGCTGCCTCTTGTTGTCTTTGTTGTTCTAGTTCCTGAGGGGTGGCCATTATGCTGTATAATTATATTTAGATTTTAAATTATTTAAATTAGCTTGTAAAGCGTTTAATGAACTAATCAATTGTGTAGAAGCAATATTTAATTGGGCTAAAGGAGTACCTGGTGGGGTTGATGCTAGTGTACTACAAACGGTAGCAAACGATGATAATGTAGATATAAGTTGATTAATTAAATTAACTGTTTGATTACCTAATAATAAAGGTTCGGTTGCATTTTTTGAACCTAAATATATATTTTGAGATTGAATTGTTATTGTATTAGAGTCAATATTTACACCACCTAAAGAATTTAAATTAATACTTTTATTAGATGATAATAATAAATGATCATTTGTTGTATTGAATACTAATCTGCCTGAAGATACAACTATTTGTTTTCCGTTATATTCTTTAGGGGAAAGGGGTGGGTTTTGTTTATAAGAAGTATAGTCTGAGCTTGCTGCTTCTAAAGGTATGTTTTGAGTACTAGTTAAATAAATAGAGGAATCATCATTATTTATATTTTCATCAATAGTTATCCATCCTTCATCTGTTTGTTGTCCCTGTCCATTTCTTAAAATCATTATAGGATCACCATTAGACCCGGTTGTAGACCAATCTGTAGATCCATTTACAGTAGAACCAAATCTAATACTTTGTCCCCATCTACCTTCATATATCACATCACCTTCATATGCTTGTAAAGGATGGATATTGGATCTTTCTATAAATGTATTTCCTAAATCAATTTCAGTAGATTGATCTGTTACTCTTCGTACATTACCCACCTCAGTTTCTGTATAATCTTTCTGTTGAGATTCTGGTGGGTCATTTGGGTTACTAGGGAAAGCATTATGATGTGGATGATTCCATAATCCTAAAGTATCTAA